CCGGCAGAGTGACCTCGTTCGTCCCGGCGAGCGACGTCTCGATCAGTTCGCAGTGGATGAACCGGAAGCCGAGAAACTCGGTGACCTTGCCGTCGACCAGAACCGGGCGCGAGTTGAAGTCGGTCGAGATGACCTGGATCTCGTTCAGCAACGAGGCGTGATCCGCGGCAGTGATGCCGATGTAGCACTCGTCCATGTCGAAATCGACGAAGTTCGCCATCATCAACTCTTTCACCGCCTTGATCTTGGCGACGTTGAGCTTCGAGTTCGCCCCGCCGGTGGCGACGTCGACTTCGTTCGCAGCAGTGAAACTGGTCGAGGTCGAGCCGGTTTCGCCGGTTTTCGCGGTTCCGGTGAAGGCAGCGAGGATCAGACGATCGAATTGCCGGCCAGCAGCCATCACGGCGTTCTGGACGTATGCTGACGACGGGTCGGTCAGAAGGCGAAGTTTGTCGAAGTCATCGATCAGCTGGGGCAGATCATAGTCCGACGGGAAGACCCACCGACGGTCGGTGGCGGCGTCCACGCGGCTCATGGGGTTGAAGCGGCCCGAAACGGGCTGCATCTCGACCGCGCCGACCTGATCGACCGGCGAAGCCTGCTTGCCAACGTGCGAGCCCGTGGTAACGGCGCCGCGCAGCTTGGAACCCTTCTGCTGGAGCAGAAGCTGGATGTTCGTGCTGTACTGCTGCACATAATGGGTGGGCAGATTGATGGACATTGAAGTCTCCTAGAGAAATGAGCGAAGTTCGCGTCCCTTTGTGGCGGATGCGTTCCTGGCGTGTCCTCTAGGAGAGGGGCCGAAAATCAACTTCATTCGGCGCGGGGCTTCGGAGGTCTTCCCCTCCGCGGCGTGTCCGCTGCTGGTTCGGGTTTCCCCTCAATCGCAGCAATGATGCGTATATACAACTTTTCACCCGCGAGTGCAACTTCTTCCGTTCTGTTGTTCACGGAAGGGCTGACGAGTGTTCCGGCCAACTTGAAACACTCGAGGCAGAGAGTCCGGTTATCCACCGGAAAGCATCTCGTGAAGTCGGTTCATTTCGTTCCGCGCCTCCGCGTTCCCGTTGAGGTACTTGGCCGCGAACTCCTTGTCGCTCATGAGTTGCTTGATGCGACTCTGGGCCTGGGCAGGGGTCATCGGGCCGGAAGGAGGTTTGCCTCCTGACACGTAGGTGTCTTCGCCGATCTTCGATCCGATGTCAGCGAAGAGCTTCATGGCGGTGTCGAACCCGACCGCAGCGGTGAGTGCTTTGAGTTTCGAGTCTTCCCACCCAAGCTTCCGAATCGCCTCGCCAGCGAGAAAGTCGTTCTTCTCATAGGCATGCCCCCACTCACGGCGAAGGGCTGCTTCCTGAGAGGCGATGTTCGCCTTTTGCTGTTCGGCGTGTTGAGCAGATGCGATTGTAGCGTAGTCGTTCCACATCGTCGCGACTTGTTCTGCCTGTCTTGCCGAAAGTCCAGCTTTGTGAAACATTCCGGCGGCGAAGTCGGCGAACTCCTTCGGTGCGCCTTCGGGGACTGGGATCTTGTATTCTTGAGGAGTTGAGGGTCTGCCATTTTTTGTGTAGTACTGGTCGATTTCAACCTGATCCGCCTTGTCCCAATCTGGAATTTTTACCAGTCTTTCGGCTGGTACGCCCATGTATTTTTCGGAATTGAAATGCCCCTTCGTTGCTGCGGCAGCAGCAGCAGCGGCATCGAGCTTGGTCAACCCTCTGTTCTCAGCCCACCCGACAAGATCGGCATCAAGCCCTGAATACCAAGCAGTCGGATCAGAATTGAGTGGAGCGGAAAGGGCGGCGGATCCGCTAGGCGCGGTTGCAGGAGTGCCGTTCCCTGTAGCGGAGGCTTCGGTCATGTCATTTCCTCGTAAAGTGGTGCCAGAGGTCTTCGTCAGACATCTGGAGATGTTGCTGGATTCTCAGCCATACTTCTTTCCTGCCTTCCAGCAAGGCATGAACTCGTGGATCCGGGTCAAAAGTTGATTCATGAGCGCGACAAAATCTTGCCAAGTCGGCCATGAGTACCTGAACGTCCCTGTTCTCCGGGTTGAAGACCCGGTGATAAGCAAGTCGTCTGTTCTTCAGCCAGTGACGAGCGTCCTCGTCGGACCTCTTTTCGGTCATGCCGGCGCGCCGACGCCTTGTTTCATCATCGCAGCCATGCTCGGTGCGGCATCAATCAGTTGTTGAGTAGCCATCTGTTGCTGACGTCCGTCACGAATTGCCTTGATCGTATTGACATCGTTGATGAACGAGGTTGGCATGGCGTTGATCTCTGCAAGGGCAGGGATGATTTCGTCGAAGTTGAAGTGATCGAACACCGCAGGGTTCTGGGCATTCGCCGCAATTTCAGCCGACCATTGAATCATCCGCATGGTCCCTGCTCCTTCCTCCGCTTTCTGGGCTCTGGAAAGAGGCGAGTCGTATTCGATCTTGTATTCCCCTTGGGCTTCTTTCAAAGCCTGCGGCATGGGAGGGAGTTTCCTCTGTCTAGCGAGGATTCCGAGTTCACGCTCGATCATCGGGCCGAGCATTTCACTCTGTTGTCTTCCCATCGTCGGAGCCAGAAGAGCCCCTTTCTCCCGAGCCCGCTCCATGACTTCGGTCGCGGTCATCTGGGGGGTGTCGATGAGGATCTGAAACAGAGTCACCAGGAAAGCATCATTGATGACCAGGCGTTCATCCTGCATCATCTCCTTGGCAACCTGAAAATCACCCGTCGGAAGAGCCTGTACCAAAGCCCTCCCTTCAGCACTCACTCCACCGTAGTTGATCGCTCCGGGCTTGAGACTGAACGAGTCCAGAACCCCATCATCGTAGGCCAGAAGAACCGGATCCACTGCGCGGTGGCCTTGCTTCAGGACGGTCTTCTTCTGCTCGTTGAGAACCTTGATGGATGGAAGAACCATCATCGCAGGTGACCGGCCGTAGATCTCTCCGGGAGTTGTCGTGTATCGACTCAGTGGGTAGGGGAATTCTTCATACCCGCTGACCTGAAGAACAACATTCCCCTTCACAGCGACGTAGATGGATTGGAAGTCCATCCCTCTGTAATCGATCTTCGTTGAGTCCTTCGACTCGTTCGGCCGGACACAGTGGATGATTTCGTTCTCTTCGTCGGGTTTCTGATCGACGGTGTCGAGAATCTCCTTCGGGACTTTATCCCCCCACTTCTGCGCCATCTGCCGGGAGGTCATGACGAACCGCCGATAGGCAGTGTCGATGATCCCCTGATGGTTTTCGGAGAACAACATCTCCCCGAGATGGACAGCTTTGTACCTCAGTCCATCCGACCTTCCATCGACCTTGAGGTCGTCGATGAACATCGCCCCGGTCCCAAACGCTCCAAGTCCGAGATAGACCTCACCCATCTGGGATGTGAAGTTCGCCTTGGGAGCGTATCTGTACCTGAAGAGAATGTTGTTGACGTCCTCGAACCAGAGCTTCGTATCCCGGTTCTTCATGAGGTACGGATCACTTGGTCTTAGGTGGTGCCACTTCCCCTGTCGTGGAGTCAGCATGGACTCCATCGAAGCCGCAAACCTCTGGAGAGCAACGCTGGCTGTTGCATCAAACTGATACTCAGTCCTCTTTTCACCTTGAGTCCTTGAAAGCCCTCGGTCGAGAAAGATTCCAGAGTACGACGGCCAGACGTACCTAGCTACCTCATCCCAGTGAGACTCCCAGGTACTCCGGTCGGCCTGGAGCTTTTCGACCCGAGAAACTATCTCACGAGCGACATCGTCCATCTCATGCACCGAGGAGCTTCTTCCGGGCGATTGAGGTCTCGTCGTCTTCCACTCCACCACCCCCGGTCAGGATTGTTGAACCACGTCCTTGACCCATCCGCCGAACACGAGCCTCACGTGCAATTTTGTCGGTGTCGTCGATTTTCGGGGGAGGAGGCGGGGGAGGAGGAGCCGGCATGTCACTGCCAAAGAGTCCGCTCATGAAAACTTCCTTTCCGGTTCTGATACTTCGCTGGAAACATACTTTACACCATCAGGCAAGTCAACCAAACATCGGGTAATCCATCCCCTCCGCAGTAGGTATCCGTCTCTTCCGGTGATGCTTCATGTCCGTCCTTGCAATTTGCTTGGCAAAAGTCTGCACAAGTGCTTCAAACCTGTCAGGACTCGCAAGACCTCTCCTCTTCATCTCGTCCTTCCTCTCCAGTTGAAGCTTGTTCGAGCCGATTGAATAGGAATACCTCGCCCCCGTTGCGTCCTTGAACAGATATTCATCCTTCGGAATCGACCCTACCCCCAACCACTCCCTCGCCCTGTCCCAAATCTCAACCCTCTTGTTCAGATACTTGTTCTTGTCGTCCGGCGAACTCCCGGCCTGTACCTCAATCACCTTGTACTTCATCTGCTTCAACTGATCCACCACCCCACCACCAACCCCACCACCATCAATAAAGATCGCTTCGGGTTTGTACTTGTCAGCCGATCTCGCGATTTCGTTTGCCAACTGAACCGTATCCACACCCTTGAAACACAACCAAGGAATAGATCTCGCATCCCTCCCCTTCCGGAAACAAATCACACTCTGGTCGTCCCCGAACCTCGCTACATCCACCCCCATCACCAATGGAGCCCCAGCATCCTCCTCCACCTCCCTTTCCATCGCTTCCCTCACAGAATCAGGATGGATGAACTGATCTTCCCCACTAACCGGGAATTGCCCATACACCTCAACCTTCGCTTGCCTCGAATCCACCCCGTGCTCATCAATGATCCCCTGATAAACCTTCGGATCAACATGCTCCACAGTCCTCGCATCTATCTGCCGGGTTCTCCAAAAGTTCCTCTTCGCATGAAAGCACTCAAAGAACGCCCCCTCATTCCTCCGCGGATTCGAAAAGGCAAACCAGTACCGATCCACAATCGGATCAGTGAAGTACCCCTGCGCCACATCCCAGATCTGTTGAGGAATCCCCGAAGCTTCATCAAAGATCACACACATCCCGTCCTGACTATGCGCCCCTGCGTACGCATCAGGATTCTCCTCACTCCACAACTTCGCTTCCGCGTAGTAATACTTCAACCCCTTCTTCAAATCCCTCTCAACCAAACCACCAAACCACTGACTCGGCTCAAGCTTCGTAGCCCCCAAATCAAACCAATGCTTGTTCAACATCATCGCGTGCCACTTCGCCAACTCCCCCCACGTAACACTCTTCAACTGCGCTTCACTGTTCGCCGAAACAATTAC